GGTATCTAGGTACTCAATTGAATATAAATCCCAGGAAACTTATGAAGACAAGGTTAATAGCTAATGGTATATTAAAAGATGGTGATATAGTTATACCTGAAGAAAACATACCAGGAGCAGAAATTCTTCTAACTAAACCTACTGTTAATAAAGTTCTAAGAGTATTTAATCAAAATTCTGATACTACTGAATTACTGAATTTATCTAAAAGTCCAGAGGCTATAGATAATGGAGGATATTCAGCAATAAAACATCAAGATAAAAATATTTATGAAAACATTGAAAACGTATTAAATAAGTCTTTAGATGAAATTACTTTAGGAGATGTCTATTATCTTTCAGAACAAGGTTATACTAATCTAGGTATGTATGATATGACTGCTTCTGGTTTTAGAGACATAGTAGATAAAACTGGAATGCCTTTAGATGTTCCGTGGAATCAAGCTGGACAAGACTTATTCTATTTAGCTAGACTAAAACAGAAATCACAGAATTTACAAAAGAATACAGGAGTAGTAACTGAATATAGAAGATTAGTAAATATAGAACCAGATCTTCATAATAGATTTAAAGAATTAGCTGGAGATTTACCACCATGGTTAGCTCTTGATACACTACAAAGAGATGTAGCTAAAGAACTAGTAAAAAGTTTAATCGAACAATAAAAAATGTCAATAGACCCTAATCTAGAATCAGAACAAATTAATGAAGCTGCTGATGCTAACATTGAGTTCTTAAATAATCTAGACGAACAAGAAGATGCTAGGAAAGCTGCTACGGCAGAAATGTTTCAATCTGATCAACAAGGTCAAGCTGAAATTGATGATCCTAGAAATGCAGAACAATGGGGATTTAAAGCATTAGCAAAAGAGTTCCAATCTATAGGTGCAGGTGGTATTCAAGATACTGCCTCCTCTATAACTACTTTCCCAGAACGTACAGTGGATGCTCTCTCAGGAGAGATGAAACGAGAAAAAGAAGAGAAAGGTTATTATAGACCTGAATGGGATCCTTTTGTAGATGAAGAGAATCCAATAGAAACAAAAACATGGTGGGGTAAAATCTTAAGAGGTACTGTTCATTTTGGTACCATGGCGGCTGCTATCATACCTACTGCTAAAGTAACAGCAGCTAGACTAGGTATCACTGCTACAGGAATAGCCGCTAATAGTTTAGTAAGAGCAGCTGGTGTTGGTGCCGTATCAGACCTGATATCTAAGGAATCAGACGGACACAATGCTTTAGGAGCTCTAAAGAAACAATACGGATTTGTAGATACACCTATCACTACATATGATACAGATCATCCTATATGGATGAAGTTTAAGAACATTGTCGAAGGTATGGGAATTGGTCTCATATTTGATAGTGCTACAATGTTTCTCGGAAGAAGAAATCAAGCTAAAACTTTAAAACAAATTGAAGCTAGAAATTCTAGCATAGAGAATCAAACAATAGAAGCTGGTCTTTCACAGCTAAGAAAAGGCGAAGCTGAATTCAGAGCTGATAAGAATAGACCTGTTGCTGACTCACATCAAGGAGCACATATATCAGAACAACACCCATCAGAAGTATGGGCAACACAAAAGAAAATACGTAAAGATTGGGGTTCTCAAGATGGATCTACGGGTTCAGTTACTACTCCAGTTCAAAGAGAACGTATAGCTAGAGAGGGAGATATCAGTGAAGCTACGGCTGAAGGTATCTTACGTAAACTATATAGTGCTGATAAGTTTAGAGGTGTAATTAATTCTATAAGAAATAAAAGACAAACTTTAACAGAGGTATTCGGTGATAGTATATTAGCTTATCAACGTATAACTGAAGGTAGAAATGCAGCTGATATGTCAGCTAAAGAATTCTTAGAAGAATTATACCAATCTAAAGATAGTTATGATATTACTAATGCTCAAGGTCAAGTCATTGATACAATAGAGACTTTTACAAGTAAAAATATAGTAGTAACTGATTTAATAGTAGGTTCACTTCTACATCAAATTAGAGATACAGGGATTGCTGGTAGAGAACTAGCAGACATAGTAGATCTTGGTGATATAGATGGTCCTGCTGGTCAAATAGTAGATACACTATTAACTGCTTTAACAGAAGTCAAAAAAGCTAGAATTTTAAAATCTCAAAACTTCAGAGAGATAGGTGCAGGTAAGCAAAGAGAATTCTTTGAATCAACACTGACAAAAGAAATGGCTGATACTAGGGATTCTATAATGACAATCCTGAAAATAGCTAAAGAAGATGCAGATGATGATTTAATGAATGCTTTGTTTGAGACATTCTCATCCATGAAGACAGTACATAGTTTAGATGATTTTGATGCATGGGCTAGGAAAATGATTAAAGGTGGTAAGATTGATCCCAAGGGACCAGATCGTACAGGAGCCTTTATAAGAGAATTAGAAGGTGTTATGGTACATAGTATATTAAGTGGACCTAAAACACCAGCAAGAGCTATTCTAGGTACAAGTACAGCTACATTTATGAGACCTATGGCTACAACTTTAGGTGCTTTCATGAGAGGAGACTGGGTTACAACTAGAGCTGGATTAGCATCAATGAATGCTATGATGGAAGCTATCCCTGAAAGTTTCAATATATTTAAAAGTAAATTAAATTCTTATTTTAGTGGTGATGTAAGTAGTATTAAATCTAGATATTATGAATTTACTAGATCAGATGATAACTGGGAAATATTAAGACGTTGGGCTGAAGATAGCGGTAGAGCTACAGCTGGTGATAAAGCTTTATTTGGACTAGCTAATATGGCTAGATCTTGGAATGATAATAAGTTTCTAACTTATTCAACTAAGCTAATGGCTGCTACTGATGATTCTTTTAGATATATATTAGGAAGAGCTAAAGCTAGAGAGAAAGCTATGCGTAGTGTATTAGATATTCAAGGAGCTGGTGGACAAGTTCCTGTAATAAATAGAACATTAATGCAAGCTTATGAACAAGATTTCTATGCTCAAATATGGGATGCAGACGGTAATCTTATTGATGAAGCTACTAAATTTGCTGCTAAAGAAGTTACTTTAACACAAGATTTAGAAGGTTTTGCAAAAGGATTAAATGATGTATTCACAGCTTATCCTTGGACTAAGCCTTTCTTTCTATTTGCAAGGACGGGCGTTAACGGACTAAACTTAACTGCTAAACATACACCTGGATTCAACTTCTTAGTTAAAGAATTTAATGATATAGCTAGAGCTACTCCTGATAATTTAGATGAAGTAGCTATATATGGTATAAAATCAGCTGAAGAGTTAGCTAATGCTAAGGCGTTACAAACTGGTAGACTCGCTATGGGAGGTAGCTTAGTAGCTATGACTATATGGAGCTATATGAATGGAAATATAACAGGTAATGGACCTATAGATAGGCAAAAAAGACAGATGTGGATAGATGCTGGTTATAAACAGCGAACTATAAAATTAGGTGCTGTTAGAATTGGTTATGAATCCTTAGAACCTTTCAATCAAATTATATCAACTATAGCAGATATAGGAGATTATAGTCAATTAATGGGTGATGAATGGACTCAAGATCAATTACAAAAAGTATCATTAGTAATAGCACAAGCTATAGCTAGTAAATCATATCTAGCTGGTATGCAGCAATTTGTAGATCTTTTCAGTGGTCAACCAGGTCAGCATCAAAGAATTATAGCTGGTATAATGAATAACCAAATACCTTTAGCTGGTTTAAGAAAAGAATTAGGTAAGCTTATCAATCCATATATGAAGGAATTAGGTTCTGGAATTGAGCAAAATTTACGTAATGCGAACTTAATAACAGAATACGTACCTGGAGATGATTTACCAATCAAGTATGATATGCTTAACGGTAGACCTATTAAAGATCATGATTTCTTGACTAGAATGTTCAATGCTTTTTCTCCTATTTCATTAAATTTAGATGAAAGTCCAGGTAGAAGACTTCTATTTTCAAGTGGATATGATACAAGAATGTCTACTTATTTCTCTCCTGATGGTATTGATTTATCAGAAAGTCCTAGAATTAGATCAATGTTTCAAAAAGCTATAGGTCAACAAGGACTAGAATTGAAATTAAATAAACTCTCTGAAGATCCTAAAGTATTAGAATCCTTACGATTAATGCAAGCTGATATTAATTCTGGTAGAAGAGGAGATTACGACCCAAGTGATTATTTCCATATAATGAAAATAGATCGCCTGTTCCAAGAAGCTAGAAATAAAGCATGGGCTAGCATTATGCGTGATCCATTAATTGAGGATCTAAGAATACAACAGCAGAAAGCTAAACTTAAGAAACGTATGAAGAAATTAGAAACTAGAAACATCCAACCCATTCTCTCTATTCCAAAATAAATAATGGCAAGTTTTAAACAATATACAGCAAGTGGGGGTGCTTCTGAAGCTTTTTCGATTCCATCCTTTTCTTCTGATGAAATTAAAGTATATGTAGATGGTGTCTTAAAGACAGCCACTACACATTATAATATAACAAGTTATACAGTAAATGGCGGTACAGTAACTTGGACAGCAGGTAACGTACCTAATGGTGTTGTAGTCCGTATTGTAAGAGATACAGATGTATCTACTGCTAGAGCTACTTACTCAGCAGGTTCTTCTATTAAAGCAGGAGATTTAAATGATAACCAAACACAAGCTCTGAGAGCTTTAGAAGAAGATGATCATTTAATACAAGGTTATGACTTTGAAGATGGAGTTATTACTGCAGCTAAGTTAGCATCTAATTCAGTTACGACTGCTAAGATAACTGATGCTAATGTTACTACAGCTAAAATAGCAGCTGATGCGATAACAGGAGCTAAGATAGCTGACGATGCTATCAACTCTGAGCATTACACAGATGGTAGTATTGACACAGCTCATATAGCTGACTTAAATGTAACAACTGCAAAGATAGCAGCAGATGCTATAACAGGAGCAAAAATAGCCGATGATGCAATAGATTCTGAGCATTATACTGATGGTAGTATTGATACTGCTCATATTGCCGACAGTCAAGTAACAACTGCAAAGATAGCAGCTGATGCAATTACTGGTGCTAAGATAGCAGATGATGCTATAGACTCTGAACACTATACAGACGGTAGTATTGATACAGCACATATTGGTGATAGTCAAATAACAACTGCAAAGATAACCGATGCAAACGTAACTACAGCTAAGATAGCTGCAGACGCTATAACAGGAGCTAAGATAGCTGATGACGCTATAGATTCTGAACACTATACTGATGGGTCTATAGATACAGCCCATATAGCTGCTGCTCAAGTTACAGCTGCAAAGCTTGCGTCTAATTCTGTTGAAACATCTAAGATTACAGATGCTAACGTAACTACTGCAAAAATAGCTGATGATGCTATTACTATTGCTAAAATAGGTTGTGAACAAACAACTATATCAGATAGTGATTCTCATGTTCCCACATCAGGAGCTGTTGTTGATTATGTTAGTCAACAATTATCTGCCGTAGGTGGTTTTGAGACTATTGCTACTGATGCTGCATTCCCTAACACACAACCAGATACTGGTATTATAGTTAGTATAGCTGATGCTGGTGGTTTAGTAGTTAGTGGATCAGGTGTTAGTACTACAGGTAGAACTGTAGGTGGTTCAACTGTAACAATTAATAATATCAACTCTCAGTTCAATAGCACAACTGTTGCTGCTGGAGTTGCTATGATGGTAGAATCTACAGGTTCAGGACATATATACAATTATCATAAAGCAACACTTAAAGAAGCTGATTTAATTAACTTAAGTAGCGATATAGATGACTTCGGTAATAGATATCGTGTAAATGCTGGAGAACCTGGATCTAATAATGATGAAGGTGATTTAGTATTTGATACCAATGCTAACAAGATGAAGGTCTATGATGGATCATCTTGGGGTGAAGTAACTTCAACTGGTGATTTCAAATACTTATTCCTTTGCCCTGCAGGTGGAAGTGGAGCACCTACTTTAAATGGTAGTATTGCTACATATGACTTAAGAGAAGGTAGTAACTCAGGTTCTGCAGCTAGTGTATCTAGTGCAGCTCAATTACTTGTTAGTGTTAACGGAGTAGTACAAAAAGCTAATACTGGTACTAGTGCTCCTGCTGAAGGTTTTGCATTAGTAGATGCTAATACTATTATATTTGGTTCAAACCTAGCTAGTGGTGATTCAGTATTTATAGTTCAAAGTGGTTCTGCTGTAAGTATTCCTACACCAGGAGACGGTACAGTAACTGCAGCTAAGATAGCTAGTGGAGCAGTAGAAACAGCGAAGATTGCTGATGGTGGTGTAACTCATGTTAAATTAGGTGCAGACTGTGTAGATGGTGATAATATACAAGATGATGTAATAAACTCAGAACATATAGCAGCTGGTGCAGTTGATTTAGAACATATGTCTTCTGAATCAGTTGATGAAGATAATCTACATATATCTAATGCGGGATCTAATGGACAATACCTACAGAAACAATCTGGTAATTCAGGTGGACTTACGTGGGCGGATGTCTCAGCAGGTGTAACTAGTGACTCAGATAGAAACACTATTGCCGGTACAAATGCTGGTGATAGTATTACGGGAAGCTCAGGATATGATAATACTTGTTACGGATACGATGCAGGAACAGGTATAACAACTGGTGATCAGAATATTGCTATTGGTTCCTATAGTTTAGGTAGTGTCACTACAGAAGGTAATAGCATTGCAATCGGATATAAAGCCCTACAAGATGCTACAGCTGATAATAATATAGCCATCGGTACGAATGCTATGATGGATTTTACCACCGGCGAAGATAATATAGCCATTGGTATAGATTCATTAAAAAACGGAACTTCTGCTTTTGATAATGTTATTATTGGTAAAGAAGCAGGACTCTCAATAACTTCAGCTGATCGTTGTGTAGCAATTGGTAATGATGCACTGAAAGATACCACTTCAGGAGGTGATAATACAGCTGTTGGTGATGAAGCATTAGCTAACAACACTATAGGAACTGACAACGTGGCCTTGGGTGGAGGAGCTATGAACGCTAGCACAGAGGCTTATTCCAGTGTTGCTATTGGTAAGAGAGCTCTGTATAAAACTACGACCGCAAATAATAATGTAGGTATTGGTAATGCAGCTTTATATGAACAAACTACTGGATATAATCAAGTTGCTATAGGATATAGAGCTTTAAACGCTTGTACAACTGGAAGTAGAAACGTAGCTATAGGTTACGATTGCATGAGACCAGCCACTACCGCATATCAAAACGTAGGTATTGGTGAAAACTGCTTTATTGCTACACTTACAGGTAATAACAATGTTAGTATAGGAGCTTGGGCTACAACAAACATGACCAGTGGTAGTAATAATGTTGCTATTGGTAATGCTGCTTCGGCTTCTGCTACAACAGCAACCACTAATACTGTAGTAGGATCTTTTGCTGGTTACGCACTCACAACAGGAAGTACAAATACAATAGTTGGAAGAGAAGCTGGTAAAGGAGTCACAACTGGACAAGATAATGTGCTATTGGGAGCTAATGCTGCTAATATAACAAATGTTCTAACTACTGGAGAGAAAAATATTTGTATAGGAAATTATGCACATACTAGTGCTGTTGATGGCGATTATCAAACAGTTATAGGATATAACTTAACTGGTAAAGGTGATAGTACTTCATTTATATATGGTGCTCTTTATGCTGGTAATAATAGTTCATCTCTTTCTACAACTTCTGATAGAAGAATTAAGAAAAATATAGTTGATAACAATGATGGATTAAGCAAGATTAACAGTATTCGTGTTCGTAATTTTGAGTATAGAACTTTTGATGAAATTACAGAATTAGATAATCCAGCAGCTGCAGTTGTTGAAAAAGAAGGTACACAATTAGGTGTAATAGCTCAGGAAATAATGGAAGTATTACCTGATGTTGTAAAGCAGGAAAGTACGGGAGCATATAGTGTAAACCCAGATAATCTAACTTGGTATCTTGTTAATGCTGTCAAAGAACTATCCGCTAAAGTAACTGAATTGGAGGCAAAAGTAAATGGCTGAACGTACTGCAGAAGAAATAGCACAAATCTTTAGTGCTGCTGGAGATAGTGTTACTGTTATTAATAGTAGTAAAAGATCAGATGAAACAGATGATTCTTATAAGGATAAGATAAAACGTAATGTTGAACATCTTGAAACAATCAAAACTTATAAAAAAGAAGATGAAACTACGTCCATCTGGACTACTGAAGACTTCACTGATATTAACGCAGCTATTACAGCTGGTAAAGCTAAATACGAATAAATTATGGCATTAACACAAGTAAAAACAACAGGTTTAGCTGATGATGCTGTAACTTCAGCAAAGATAGCAGATGATGCTGTTACAGGTGCTAACATAGCTGATGATACAGTAGCTGAAGCTAATATGGCAAATGATGCTATCAGTTTAACTGAACTAAAAGCAGGAACTGATGGCCAAATAATAACATGGGATGCATCAGGTAATCCTACAGCAGTAGGACCAGGTACAGATGGACAAGTATTAACATCAACAGGAGCTGGATCACCTCCAGCTTTTGAAACCTTGCCTACCAGTGGGGCAACCTTATCAGGTTCAACTGATAACACAGTTGTTACTGTAACTGGTTCGAATGCGATGCAAGGTGAGGCAAATCTTACCTTTGATGGTGGTACCTTACAACAAGCTATAGATGCAAATGATGAAGGTTATACTATTTTAGCTGATGGTAATCATCGACCAACAATAGTAGGAGACCGTGATGCTACAGGTGAACACGACGAATTACTGCATCTAGTCGGTAAATGGAATAACACTCAAGTTGGTGCTATTGATATCCAAGCTGGAGCTGATACTTCTAATAAAGATGATGGGCATATAATTTTCTATACCTCTTCGTCAGGTGGATCTCTAAATAACAGAATGAAGATCCATAATGATGGAACCGTCGCTATAACAGATGGAGATTTAAAAATAGCAACAGCTGGTCACGGTATTGACTTTAGTGCTGGTTCTCATGCAACTAATATGTCATCAGAACTTTTAGATGACTATGAAGAAGGCGAATTCACGTGTACTTATACAGCGACAGGAGGTGGAACTTTAACTATATCTGGTGATGATCATTTGAAATATACTAAAATAGGTAATAGAGTATTTGTATCTGGAATGCTTGGATGCAGTGGACATAGTTCTGCTACAGGGCAATTTAAAATCAATGGTCTTCCGTTTACAGTGATAAATGACGGGGAAGCTTCTAATGCTCACCATATCGGATATTGTTATTTTAGAGGTGGAGATTCTACTCCAGGATCTACAGGTAACTATGGTGAATTTGCAGTTTTATGTACTGTTCCAGCAAATCAATCTTATGTCCAACTTAAAGCTATCTATGGTGGACTTACAGATAGTGGCAGCCAAGACGTTGCCCAATATGTAGGTGAATCCACTTTTGTTAGTTTAAACTTTTCTTACGTAGCAGCTTAATTATGGCATTAACAAAATCAATAGAAAACGACAAAATAGAAGTTGTCGGTGAACATAAACATATACAAATACGAACAGCGACAGTAGTCAAAGAGGACGGTAAAGAAATAAGTCGTTCATTCACACGAAGAGTGTTACACGCTGGTACTTTAGATGGATCAGATAATTTTGTAGATACTAATATATCTTCTGAATCTGCAGAAATTCAAGGGATAGCAAACACTGTATGGACCACAGATGTTAAAAACTCTTATAAAGCATTTTTAATCGCAAATAAACCTTCCTAATGGAAATCAATATCCCTTCAGCGAAATTACCTAAAGCGTTAGACCTGCCTAGAATCCCCCTGAAGCAGCCTTATG